TGCTCTCGATTTCCCCATGTCACGAATCATGACAAAAAATTAGCACTCAACCTGAGTCGAGTGCTAACCGTTAAATGTTTCACGTGAAACATTTTATTTAATTGTTAAGTCAATTTGAACGAAACTATAATTGAGAAGTCTCTCAACTGTTTGGATGATATAGGCCTTAAGTGTTGGTGTTTGAACCTCGTCAACATTAATTAAATGATTAATAATGATCAACGCAAGTTCAAGGTAATTTTTATCAGTCATAAATTCAATATTCTCTAAATACTTGCACGCTTCAATCTCGCCCTTAACACTGATATCCTTAAAATAAGGCTCATGTCTAAACATATTCTTTAAGCCAATTTTAGTGAGTCTCCTTTTAGAAAGTTTAATTTTAATGTTATTAGTTTTCATTTTATAAATCCTCCATTTTATTTTTTATTTTATGTGAAATTAGAAAGATTGCCATGCAATAGATCAAAGCAACCAGCCTAATTACAACATCTAGTATCACATTACTTAATACATTTTCATTTAGTATAAACATTCCACCGATTAAAATCAATATAATTTCAATTAATGTTACTATTGCTTGTTTACCGTTCATTGTCATATCTATCCCTCACTTTCTATATTGTACTTATCAATAATATCAAGTGCCATATCTAAACCAACATTTATATAGTATCTATAATCACATAGATGAGGTTCTTCAACCTCTAGACAAGATTCTATCTCGAGTCTTATCTTGTTAAGTATACAATTTATGTTCACGACATTAATGTCGGGATCATATTGTTCTAACATAATCTCACCTCATTTCATACGTAGTTTTTTGTAAAATAACACCACCTTGTATTCTTTTAGGTATTAGCTTACCTGGGACCTTAAGGCCAGCGGTAAAATCTTTTAAAGTTCTTTTAATATTAACAAAAGCAATTTCATCCTGATCCATACCATCCACATCCTTTGGTGTGATATTACCTCTCATTGAAAGATTAAATAAATGCTTGCAGCTCTCAGGCATCCCAGCACATTTAATATTATAATATGGCTCAGCCGGTTTCTGATCCTCTTCAATCACATGCTCGATATAAGTTTTTTGTCTCTCAAAAATTCCAACATCCCAGGCACTTTCCAGCTTCCAGCAACAAAAATTAGTAGGATGGACATTAATATTTTTAAGTTCATCATAACCAAGATCGCAATGAATAGAATCAGTATCAGCATATATAAAGCCTCTTTTATTAACACCATAATAATTAGCTTGTGCAGCCCTGATTGTAAAATTTCTTGAATAACTTGTAACAGCTGCACCAATAGCAATATATCCGGATTGCTTATTGTTTTCAGGCACTAGAAAATAATTAACAACATCATCCTGAATAATAGGAACCTTATAAGAGCTGTTAGTGCTAGTTGCAAATTTACCATAGCAATTATTTAGGAACAACTTAGCAAGTTGCCTCAGAGCACCTGTGGATTTTTGTTTGATTTCTCTCCACTTATTAATATACTTATCAAAAATACCAATATTTGACGCAAACCAACAACCATCTAAAATCTCAAAATCTACAAGAGTATAATGCTCTTTAAGTAGCTGGAAGTCAGTCATTGTAAGAGTAAGTTCAACCCTAGTCGGAACCACTTCACCATTATTTCTCAAGAACTTATAATATTTATTAGTTTTAGCATCATAAACATCAGAAGTCTTTAGCATTTCAGTCGGTTTATAAAGAAAGCTATGCTTTATTTGAACGAATGGCAACATATTTTCTTTGATATAAAATCTAGTTTTAATCCTGATATAAAAATAATGATGATTAGCTGTCGCTTCATCAGGTATATAATTACCGTTCCAAAAATGTGGCTTTCCTAGTGGGTAATAATTACCACTTTCGCTATGCATCATAGATGGATAAAGTGAATTAACATCCGCAGTAGTACCATTATGAAACAATGTATTTTCCTTACCCTCCACCAAATAGCACCAACCGCCTCTATAAGCTTTTCTGATATATTCATCACAATTACTGGATCCAAAAATTGAATCATCTAATTGAAATTCAGATAGATCTGGGAAATACATCTCATAATCATCGAACCTAAATATATCAACTTGTAAGCAATTAGTATCTAAACCAGTTGAGTTATACATGAGAGATTTTTTAAACTCAGCCATGCAGCAAGAGCCTATAGTCAATTTCTTATGCCCTTGCTCAAACATAATTTCAAGAGCTTCTTTGACCACCAAAACATCATTTTTAATATATTCTTGCTCTTCAGCTGTGATTTCACATCCAGCGTATCTATAACCCTCGTACTCCATATCCAGCTTTTGATGCTTAGTTTTAAAAGCCTTGCCAATTTGTTTAACTGAAAATGGCAATAATTTGAGTGAATCCCTCAGCTCAATATAACATCCATATCTGGTCCTGATTGTTAGAGTATACCAATCTCCCATAGCTGAGACTAATAGTTTAAAGCTCTCACCTGGCATCTCATCCCGATCAAGCCAGTGATGAGATTTAACATTATCATTATCAAACTCTTGAGCGAGCTTATAGCCATTTTTAATTAAAAAATCAACCCAAAAAGCACCATCAAACTTCAAATTATGGTAGTAAGCAATAATATCCTTACCCTTATCAACAAAATATTTAAGCTGATCATCTATGGAGTGAAATATAAGGACTTTCTCCGATTTTAGTGGTACACAAGCAGCAGCCCAAACTTCCGTTGACTCCTGTCCATCATAAACAGTGGTTTCAAAATCGCAAACATATTTAAGAGATGAGCCAAAGCTATTCATTAATTTTTTACCCATCTAAAAACCTCCATAACCCTTTGAAGCTTCAGTCATTGCTGCATAATTTTCTGAATCGCTGACCGACAGCGTATCACCATAAATCATTGCATGAAGCTCCATCAAGGCCCCAGATAGATCTGAATCAGTATAAGCATACTTTGCTTTCTCAAAAGAATTTAAAAATGGCTGTCCGGTTTTCTCAAGAATCTCCGCAAAATTATCCACACCATACTTATCAATTTCCGTATCAATAAATCTTTTAAGATCTGAATAATTCCTCATCCAGATCTGTGTAATACTGCCATGAGTTGACATAATATCGGAGTGAAGCTCTTCCAGCATTTGCAAGCAATTATCCAAAATAATTGATGAAGTAGTTGGAAGAGCTGCAGCATTTTCAATTATATCAGCAAGAACATCTGTAATTGACTCAAATAATGAAGATCCATCCTCTTGAGCTTGCTTCTTAATTAATTTTGCTTCTTTTGCTTTTCTCTTTTTTATTTGTGCAGCCTTTTTAGTAATTACTTTTCCGGTTTGTGATTTTAGTTTACGGATTGATGCTTCTGTAACTCGTTTAGGCCTTTTAGGTTTAAGCTCAGAGAGATCAACACCCTCTTTCTTACCATAATATCTCAAACGCTCAACGTAATTTTTTCTAGCTCTTTTATATTCTTTCTCCAGCTGAGCTTGTTTGGATCCTGGTTTATATTTTTTCTTAGCCATAAACTCACCTCCAGAATGTAAACTTTTAGCGATTAAAAAAGCACCGCTTTTCTAACCGCTAAAAATAATAATTAAAATATGGGTATTATGTTCTTATTTAAGTACTTTAATAGTACTGCCTACTAGTTACTTTAAACTACAAGTGATAAATGACTTACCACTGTAGTTCTTTGAAGGCTTGGTATAAACATCAATGATAATATCCTCACCATCATCAATATCCTCAAGCTCATTCATAATATCCACAAGTGAACGCTTAAACGAATCTGAACCTGTGACATAGCGTGTTCCGTTTTTGTCTACTAAAACAACATTTGAATAATCCTTATCATCAGCCTTCTCATTGTGGATAGAAATTTCAGCATAAAAGTCAAGATTAATCTCAAAATGTTCACCATTTCTAGTAAGCTCTTCGAGCTTCTCGCATGCTGAGATATCCTTGATCTTAATCTTTTCTCTTGGTGAAAGTTCCTTGCTGCTACTTGTGACCTTACTACTATAGTTTGTGTTTTCGCTCATGTTTCTTTTCCTCCTTTAAATTATATTTTAATGTGTTAAGCGAATGAGGGACATCCCTCAAACCGATCAGGCGGAATCGAACCGCCACACCGATGATCTAGAATCAAGGCAGTGTCTCCAGAGATCAGTTTTGCAAAATATGAGAAAAATGTCAGTAGGTATAAATACCCATTTGATAAAAGGGAGTTGAACCCTAAAATTTAAGATTTGGGATTCTCAAATCGCACCGGCTACCAAACTACTCGGAAGTCTGTATAATATGAATGGGAGTTCCACCATCCGGAGTGTGGTGGAATGCTGTGTGGAGTAATGAACTCCAGTGAAGCCGCTGCTTCCACAGCACTAAAAGGATAATTTTACTTATGACAGCTTAATACTTATTAACATCTTCAAGTGTGAACTTCAGCACATTTCTAATATCCGCTAACTGTTCAAGCGATAAATCAATTTCATTTCTTAAAAATCTTTGGTACTTATAAAGTAATTGTACCTTATTTAAGCACACTTTGCAATTAAAATTTAAACTTTCTTTAACATAATTCCACTCTGGGGTATCCGGTTGAAAATAATTATTCCCAAACTTAACAAAATTAGTGGACTTTTCATATTGTTTCTCAAGGTACTTAATACAATCCTTAATCAAAATATTAGTAACTTCTGGAGTAAGATGCTTATCATCCTTACTCACTAATAAATATAAAATCTCATCTGTTTTCATGGCTTTCCTCCTATTCAAAAAATCTATATGGCTCGATTGTTTTAACAACGCTTTGAGTATCTGAGTCATAGATTCTAACTTTTATTTGATTTCTAACTATTTTAAGTCTATCAAATATGTGATCAAAATGCCTTGAGTGCTTGCAGTGTAGACTCTTCTTATAATAGGACTTATAGTGTTTAGTGCCTCTTGTATCATCCAACTTATCTTGATAGATATACAGAGTATGGTCATATGTTTGATAAAATGCTAACAGCACATCATCCTGATCATAGAAGAGATCTGTATAAATAGGCGGTTGAATGTTAATATCCTCATATATAAACGGTGGTTGGTCTTTTACAATTATTAATGCTTGTCTTTCAACTCGTACCCACATTATCATTCACCCCTTTTCCTTCACTTTCCAACCATTCCAATCGCTTCCCACAATACATACAATATCTGTGGGAATGGTTTACAAGTATACGCTTACCACAATTAGGACACGATACAGTTGGAAATGTGAGTACTTGTTTAGTTTCTATGTCAAGTGCCTTAACATATATGGTATATGCTTCAGATACTTTCATCTTATTCCTCTCTTTCCTTTAAATACTTGTCTATCTGTTCACGTTCCCAGCTGCCTTCATCATATAAGTAGTTAAAGATACTTTCAGCATCTTCATCAACCTCTTCCAACATTTCAGCTGCACCGATTATTATATCTATTTCACCCAGATCAGCGTTTTCAGTTGGGATGATTGTTTCAAATACCGTTTTAAATCTCTTGTGATAATCTTCAATAATTACAGTAAATCCATCAAGATTATTTCTTTTCAAATCCCATACTAAACCACCAGCGGTTTCAATATAGCGTGCTGGGAGTTTTTTAGTTGCTGCATAGTCATCATAAATCGCCTTGATCTCTTCGTTAGTGAGTGAATTAATAGCAATATTTCCAACATATTCAGCATCCTCATCACAATATAAATCTAGTTTATTATAGTGATTTTCATCAACTAAGAATATGTTAAAAGTCGATTTTGTTCTACTTCTCAACTCTTGGAAAATATCGGATAAGCAAACTTCAAGGGTATAATACACCTCTTCAAAGATATCACCTTCACCATTTTTAGTTCTTTCCTCTAAAACTAAAATTGTGTCCTGGTCATAATCAACTATGTTTTTGATTGCTTGAGCATCTTTGTAAATTCTTTCTAAATCCTCTCTTCTCATATAAAATATCCTCCTTTAAATTATTTTGTGCGTCATTTCCTTTTGACAAGTATATAATATCACTGCTTGCGAAATGCCATAACCTAAAAATTAGATATTGAATACCATAATTTTTCTATAATTTACCCTATTTTTACCCTAAAATAACTTGTCTACCCTAAAAATTCTACATATTTACTTTGAAAATTAGACAATAAAAAAGAGCTAATATATACATATTAGCTCTAAAATATATCAATTACAGATGCAATATTAAAGGGGTTAGCAATACCCTCTATAGATAAGGCTCCATATTCCAGGAGTGCTGTCCTTATGTATACAATAATATCCACACCTGTTGATATCTATGTTAATAACTAATCATAGCAAGGATTGCTCTCTTGCATTGTAGATCCTTAAACCTGAAACATCCTTTTTCAAAAAGGTACCTTAAATTGAGTATAAATAAATCATTTTTTCTGAGCATTAAATAGTTTACTTCATGGTCCTCTGAACTAACTACAATCTTTGTTTTAAAAGATGCATCAACGGAAGTATCACAATAAATAATCCCTTGCTCAGAATACTCTCTAATACTATACTCTTTACCCTCAAATTTAATGGTACATATATAAGTAGAAACACCATGCATTTTTTCGATAAAACTCTTACTATCATTGAGGTATACACCTTGTGCAGCATAGTTAATATATTCATCTCCAGCAAATGCCTTATTAAAAGCACTTGACTCTTGAGCATCTCCAGCTCCGGAGACATAACCTTGTTCGAGAACGAAACCATTCCCTTTAAGAAATTTGGTATCTGATTTTAATCTTTCGCTGATTCTAAGTTTAGTATAATAAGGATTAATTATACTTACTGGGTTAGCCACCATAATAACCGGAACATACCGGACCATCTCACCCTGACCTCTAGCTACTGTAGTATGCAATGATATAAACTTACGAATCTCATCAGTGCAATATTGATTTTGCTCAGATTGGAACTCATCAAATAGCATACGCTGCACATCACTAAATAAATGCGAGAGTTTTTTAAGCTGATCAGCTGAATTGAGAGCCACTGCATAACCACAAGATATATTATTAAGAAATAACTCATGGTATATACCCTTTGCACAACTCTTTGAAGTCATTGTATAACCAGGAAAGAAAAGCTCACCTATATCTTTAAAGAACTTGCTTGCTATTGCATCTAGCTCATACTTAAACCTATAAATCAGCATGAATTTTTCTTTATGCTTTAAATAGCGGTTGGTCACATATCTATTAAAATATGTAGTCTTTCCACCTGTACGATTAGCAGTACAGATATAAATCTCTGGCTTTTGACCGTCTAGATCTTTCATGCTGAGTAATTTAGTACCATCATAGTAGTTAGGCATCTATATCACCACCTTTAAATTATTTATATTAATTATAATATAAATCTTTATTAAAATCAATATATGTGATATAATAAAGGTGTTAAATTTAACGTGTTTAGGAGGTGCCTGAAATGACAGTCGAAACAATTAAAACTAAGATTAATTCAATAGTTGATGGTATCAAAGCAGTGCATCCTTATTGGCGGAGAGCTGCAGCATGGCTGGCTCGAAAGAACACACTTAAGCCCTTCATCCGTGAGCTATATTTCTTTGGTGGTATCACTGAAGCTCAGAGAGATGAGATACTTGATTACATTGATTCTATAGTGATCGGGGAATAGGAGGATGCTAAAATGGATGCTATGACTGGACTTATGGAAATGATAAGTGTATATGGCTTTCCAGTGGTTGCTTGCTGTGTTATGGGTTATTTTTTTAAGTATGTATTTGACAAGAACAGAGAAGATGTCAACGATTTAAACAAAGCTCATAACCAGGAAATGGATAGCTTAAAAGATGCACTTAATAACAACACGCTTGTTATCCAGAAACTCGTTGACTTCCTACAAACTAAGGAGGGGTTTAAAAATGATGAATAAGCGTGTCAAACGAATGTATAAATTCGTTAAAAAGCAATGCAACCGAGAGGATGTAGGCTACTCTCAAGAGTATAGAGGGATGTATACAGTCAATGGAATTACTCATTTTGATTGCAGTTCCCTTATATGGTATGCCTTAGAGGCTGCTGGGTTTGACTTATCGGATTATACTTATCCATTTACTACTTATACAATGGATGCAATTTTGAAAAAGCTTGGATTTGTCAGATTGCCGGCAGCTGAAACCAAGTGGAAAAAAGGTGATATTTTGTGGAGACAGACACACACTGAGATGGTATATAAAGGCCAGATCACTATGGGTGCACATACTAGCTCTTATCCACTTGATAAACAAGTATCTATAAATACAGTGCCAAGCGATAAATCTAGCTGGGCTTATATTTATAGATTCAAATAATTTTAATAGGAGGAAATTAAAATGGCTGTTGTAACAAAAGAAGAACTTTTAAACAGTATTAGTGAAATTGTTGGAGAAGATAACTCTGATAATGTGATTTCACTTATTGAAAATGTAACAGATACGATTGATTCGCTTAGCGAAGCTGCAGCTGATTCCACAGACTGGAAACAGAAATACGAAGATAATGATGCTGAGTGGCGTGCTAAGTATAAGGCTAGATTCTTTGAATCTGGTGCTGATGAAACTGATGTTGAGGAATCCGTTGAGGTCCCTGATGAGGATGTTGAGGAAAAAACAACATTCGAAGATTTATTTGAAGAGGAGGAGGACTAAATCATGGCTAAAAAGATTAGTGTATCAAATTTAAATGCTACTACGCTTGAAATTTTAAATGTAATTAGACAGAATGCAAGTGCTGAGTATCAGTCACTTGTTCCTGAGGTAACAGTTGAGAAAGATATTCCTAAGGTTGGTGAGGTGCTCTTAGGATATCCAGCACTCGCTAACCAGTTCCTGAGTGCGTTAATTAATCGTATTGCTGCAGTACGTGTTAAGTCAGCAACCTTTAACAATGCTTACGCTGGACTTAAAAAGGGATATTTGGAATTTGGTGAGACTGTCGAAGAAGTATTTGTTAATATCTGTAAGGCTAGAGAGTTTTCAGTTGAGAAAGCTGCTGATCGTGAGCTTCGCAGATCTATGCCAGATGTAAGAGCTGCATTCCACACCATGAATTATCGTGCACAGTACCCTGTTACTATTCAGGATGAGGACCTTAGAATGGCATTTCTCTCCGCTGAGGGTATTCAGGATATGATTGCTAAAATTGTTGACTCTCTCTATACAGCGAATGAATATGATGAGTACTTACTCTTTAAGTATCTTATTATTAAAGCTGTATCGCATGGAAAGATGTACCCAGTATCTATCGGTGATGGTACAATGGCACAGGCTGCAATTAAGTTTAGAGGTACATCAAATGCTTTAACATTTATGTCAACAAAGTACAATATTTCCGGTGTACATACTAATTCAAAGAAAGAAAATCAGAATATATTCATGGATAGCTACTATAACGCACAGTATGATGTTGAGGTTCTTGCTAGTGCTTTTAACATGGATAAGGCTGATTTTATGGGTAAGCTCCATCTCATTGATGATTTTACTACTTTTGATAATGAGAGATTTTCAGTGATCCGTGCTGGCTCTGATCAGATTGAAGAGGTCACTGATGAAGAGCTTGCACTTATGGCAAATGTTAAGGCTGTTCTCGTTGATGATGAGTGGTTCCAGTTCTATGATAATCAGCTCAAATTCACAGAGACATATGTTGCAAGTGGAGAATACTGGAACTATTTCTTGAATGTGTGGAAAACAGTATCATCTTCACCTTTCTCAAATGCTATTGCATTTGTTACTGAAAATGCTGCAACTACTCTTCCTAATACAATCACAGCTGAAATCACATCAAAGTCAACTGGTGAAGAGGGTACCACTCTCACAGTTGAGATTCAGGAAGATGATCCAGCTCTTGTTGGTACAGTTGGAGAGTTTGTTCAGACTCAGGCAGCAACAACTGCTGGCATTGCAATCCATAAGTATGGTGCTATAATCTTCCCAGCTGGTCAGACTTCAGTAACACTCCAGCTTAATGTTGATGGTACTACATATACAGCAGCTGAAGCTACTACAACAAGTGCTGCAGTTGGTGATACAATCACTTTCAATAAACAGTAAGAGTTATTTGTAACCTTTAAATTATTTGGTTGTGCAGTTTGATTTTATTCAGACTGCACAATTTTTAAAAGTAAAAGGCGGTGATTTAATGGCTAGAAATCCAACTAGTACAATTTTACTATATAAAAAAGTGCCATTTTCAAATGATTATCAGGATTCATTGTGGCTGGAAACCGGCGATATATCAGATGTTCTCGGCACTCCATATACTCAAGTAATTTATCAAAATTACTCTTTTGTGCGTGATGGTGCAGTGAGAATCTCTTCTAATAATAACACTACAAGGTTGAGTTTTGACCTGATCTCTCTATGTAACTATATGGAATATACTAATAATATTACTGGATTAAAGCATTTTTGTTTTATAACAGGTTGTAAATATATCAATGAAAGTTGCGTTGAGCTTTCCTTTGAGGATGATGTTATACAGACTTATCTGTTTGCTAATAAGGATTTGACTGGTGTTGAGATCCTACAGTCTTTTATTGTCCGTCAGCACTCAGAAACAGATGAAATTGGTGACAATCTCCAACCTGAAAATGTGTCTATTGGTCAATATGAGTTCACAGAATATGAGAATGTTATTCCTATTCGTGAGCTTGCAATTATTGCAAGCGTGGCTGATATTGATGGTGGTGTTAGTGGTAGGCTATACGATAATGTGTATGGTGGAACTAAACTATATGCTTTCCATGCGACATCTTCAGGTGCTACAGCTCTATCATCATTTTTAGTGAGTTATCTGGCACATCCTGATAGTGTGGTATCCTTGTATATGGTTCCTAAATATGCTATTAAAGGTCCGGATGATTTTGAAGATGGTGATTTACTACAAGATACTTCTAATGGTAAGAGTTATGTACAAGTTTTTGCAAAACCGGAAGATAGCTCTCCATATAACTTTAGAAATAAGAAAATGTATACATATCCTTATTGCTATTTTCATGTGGATAATGGATGTGGCCAGAGTTTACAGCTCAGATATGAGTTTTTTGATGCGGTTACTTCATTAGAAAAGAATGCACCTTATTTAAAATTTAATACAACGGTCACGCAACCAGCTCGAGTGATGTGCAATCCAGTTGGATATAAGGGTGTGGGTAAATATACAGAACTCACTGGATATAAGGATTATTTAAACGAGACAATAACTCTTGATAACTATCCTATATGTTCATTTACTGCGGATAGCTTTGAAAGCTGGCTATACACTTCAGCTGTTCCTCAGCTTGTTATTGGTGGTGCCACATTGGCTGTATCTAAAGAGCTTGGTGCTTTTAATATCGGATCTCTTGCATCGCAAGCCTATCAGGCATATAATTCAGCTGATATTACTCGAGGTAATGCTTCAGCTGGAAATGTTAATTGTGCTCATGCCAGACAGACATTTAATACAGCACACGCACATCTCCGCTATGATAATGCTAAATCCATTGATGATTATTTCACTTGCTATGGCTATGCACAGAATAAATATGGCATTCCTAATTTACATGCCAGGGAAAATTATACATATATTAAGACACAAGATTTTAAGATTAAAGGTGCTATTCCTAATGAAGCAATAAATAAGATTAAGGCAGCGTTTAATTCTGGTATTACTTTTTGGACTTCAATTTCAAATGTTGGAAATTATGCACTTGAAAATGCTACTCTGTAGGAGGTGAGAGAATTGAGAAGAAAAAAGAACTATTTTAGGCAGTCAGCGATTGCCAATACTGCCTCTTATTGGTACTATTACGATAGGTTGAAAGAGCTTGCTATCTCTTCATTTAAATGGGATAATCTACCGGACACTATAGATCCTAGATTTCTTGAGCTGACTCTCTTTGAGGATGGTCAGGCAATATTCTTTGAAGATGATGTTCTTGGATGCTTAGCACTTCAGACTGCTACATCTGGTAGATTTGATGTGTATAGGATCCCGATAATTAGAAGAGCATATGCTGCTAATGGATATCAAAGAAAGCTTAATAATACTGACTCTGTTCTTATTTATAATAATTATCTACACAGAAACTCCATTCATGTTATTCAGGGGTTCGCTTATAGACTCTGGAACTTAGATCAGGTTATTGATATTAATGCAAACGCTCAAAAGACACCTATTTTATTAATTGCTGATGAACAAGAGAGACTTTCAGTATTAAATCTTTTTAAAGAATATGATGGAAATGCTCCAGTTATTTTTGGTGATAAGAAACTTAATAAAGAGGCTCTTCAGGTCCTTAAAACAGATGCACCATATGTTGCTGATAGAATTTATCAACTTAAAACGGAAATCTGGAACGAAGCTCTCACATATTTAGGTATTTCAAATCTGAATATGCAAAAGAAAGAGAGACTTGTCTCAGATGAAGTTGCTAGATCAATGGGCGGAACTATTGCTAGTAGATATTCAAGGCTTGAAGCCAGAAGAGAAGCAGTTGATAAAATTAATGAAATGTTTGGTTTAGATATCAAAGTCGAGTTTCGTGATGGTGACGAGATGATTTTAGGTTTAAATTCACAACCTGAAAGTGATGAGCTTTTGACTGGAGGTGATGAAGATGAGTAAGTATACTACAGAACTCCGCTTTATATGTGAAGAGAAAGCTGGACTTAAGGAGTCAGTCGGATATAATAGCGTTGCTAATACGATTGAAGCTGCAAGACCTAATATTTTTAATTTTAATTATCCATTTTTCACAGATGATCCAGCTGTAATAGCAGCTCATCCAGAGCTTGCTGATTATAAGAAAAAACTGGAAACTAAAATAATTAAGCACTATTATACAAGAGAGATTGCTGCTGAAACTGCTGGACTCTGGAACTTATGGCTTGATACTAAAATGAATGAAATAATGCCCTATTATAATCAGCTTTATCTTTCAGAACTTTTAAAGTTTGATCCTTTTAAAGATACTGATTATACAACTGAGCATGCAAGAGAGACTTTAGGCAATTCAAATACAGTTGATTTGACTGCTACAGATACAGCTAACACTACTAATGATTCAAGGTCCACAGCATCAAATGCAACTAATCAGACGGAATCTGACTCAACAACTAATACTGATGATACAGCTTGGAACTATGAAAATGATACTCCACAGGGTTCAGTGTCAGGCTTAGAAGATTTAAATTATTTATCACGAGCAACAAAGTCAACTGATGATAATGATGTTACTAATAAATCATTTTCTAAGAGTGCTGATGATTCAACATCTAAAGAGGATTCAACATCTCATTCAGCTTCTAATCAGCTCACTAATCGTGATTCAAAAAATACTTTTAGCGATAATGAAGATTTTTCAGAGCATGTTGAGGGTAAGAGAGGATCTGAGAGTTATTCAGATCTACTTAATAAGTTTAGAGATACGTTCCTTAATATTGATATGATGGTTATTGAGGAACTTGAAGATTTATTTTTTAAATTATGGTAAGGAGGACAATAAAATGGCTTACACAAAAATTAAAGATTTTAAATTCTGGTGTCAGAAAGTGCTTCCACTGGTGTATGATGATAGTTTGTCATATTATGAGGTACTTTGTAAAATTAGAGATTATATCAACGACATAATCGGTAATATGGACGAGTTAGCAAATGCGATAGAGGATCTGGACGGTCGACTTGACAAGGTCGAAGCTAAATTAAATGATTTATCAAAATTGATTGTTGACGAAGTCAAGAAGTATATTCAGTCGGACGAGTTTATCAATCAATTAATTGATGAACTTACATCCTCACAGACTTTTAATAACTGGTTTAAAGATTTTATTACTAATAATCCGGACGTCATCCGTGACCTTATCAATTCAGATTATTTTGACCAGTATTTTAATGACTATATCACTCATAATCCGGATATTGTTAATTCACTTCTTAGCAATCCTAATTTTATTTCTAACTTTGCGGACGTGATGGCACGAGAGACGGATTTCTATGATATTGCAAATATCACTGATGGTGATATTTCAAAAGGTGGACTTGTTTCAAACTTTTATGCAATCGGTAAAAACTCACAGATTGCAGCTGGCACACGATTAAAGGTTATGTATAGACCAACACCAACAGCAATTGTTGGTAAGTTTCAAAGGACTTCAGCTGGTGGCTTTTATAATTGGGCTTCAGATGGTGACACTGCTTACTCATCTTTCATAATTGATATGAGAGGTTTCGAAGGTCGAAATCTTTATGTTAAGATTGATGAAGCTTTTGATCCTTATTCATATACATTTATTAAGAGAGGTTCACTTGACACAGGCGGTGTGTCGGTGACATCTGATAAGGGAACACCAACAGGACAAGCTTCCTATATCCCAGGTGATTTCCTGAAGCTAGAGCCAACAAAAGCGGTTAATTTTGTTTTGATTTCTATTAAAAATAATGGTGTGGCATTTACACCAACATTTACGTACTCAATGAGAAATGTTGATTTTGATTCTAACACAGATACACCAGTACTTATTCCATTTAATGCATACCAGATCTGGGATGGTGCGAGTGATACAGCGATTACAAATCTCGAGTTGTTTAAACCGGACAATGAGTTGGCATATATTATATTTGGTGCTATTGGATCCGCACAATACGGATTAAGTGAGAATATTACAAGTGTTGACTCTGAGGTAACTAATCTCCAAGAGGACATGGTAGAATTAAAAAACTCTGTCAGTGATGGCAAGGCTTTAGTCGCAAGTGCTATCACGGATAAGGGAGTTGCGACTGCTTCAGATGCTACGTTTAGTGTAATGGCTAGTAATATTAGAAATATACCTACTGGAGATGCTGATAATTTATTTGGTTATTTGGATGGTACTTATACCGATATTGATAATTATGATATTACACAAGTAGGTTTTGTTGATTTAGGTATCACTGGTTCAGCACAATTATTAAGGGCTAAATTAGATATGGCTGGTGTTAATGTTACTGAGTTGGATGAAAATAACGTATTTTATATTTTACCAGCTGTCACTGGTTCAACTACTGCTTGGTCATTTAAGGTTGCTGCAAATGGTCAAATTACCATAGAATACGCTAATGGTAGATACACAGACACAGCTATTTTTAAAGAATACCCATATCACTTATATGTTAAAGTGTTGAATAATGGTGGTTTGATTATTGGTAACCCATATAATGATGTAACTAATACTTATATTCTAGGTTTGTTTGGTGCGTCAACAGCGTTCGAACTTAACAACAACGTAGAAGGTTTTTATTTGTTTAATGCCTTTACACAAAGAATCACAACCCCAGGCAATGCGAGAATTTTTGTTAGCTCTTCACCAACTTCAGCAAGCTCAAATAGTATTACAAAACTATCAGCACAAGTTTATACTAATGAATATTTATATATTCAAGGTGCTATTTCGCAAAAAACTTATGGTACTTCTTTTTGTGCGTTGGATAATTTAGCTGTTGTTTATGCCGGTAAAAACTTCTTAGACGGTGACGCATCAAATGGTTATATTTTTACCGATACAAATAACAACGTATTTTGGTTGCCGACTACTGGCACAGCTTCAACGGATACCAACCCTAAGGTTTGTGTTAGATTAAGTGATTAAAATTTTAAATAAATGTTTCACGTGAAACATTTTACGATTAGCACTCGACTCCGGTTGAGTGCTAATTTTTTGTCATGATTCGTGACATGGGGAAATCGAGAGCAAGGGAAAACAT